CCAAGGGCCGTGCGGAGACAATGGAGAGTAAGAAGCCTGTGATGCAGGCTACTCCCAAGAAGCCATCGCCTCGCGCCCGTACACGGGATGAGGACACGGATTACGAACTCCGCGCTCGTGGTGGCCGGGTCGGCTACGCCAAAGGCGGCTCTGTCAAGGGTAGCGGCTGCGAACAGCGCGGCCTTCGCAAGTGCAAGGTGGTGTGAGATGGCAACCGATATTGCAAAGCAGCAAGAAGCGGCGGGGCAGGATATCGTTAACCGTCTTATGCGGCAGTACCAAATGGAGAACCCAGCTAACGCTGCGCAAGTAAGAAGGCTTATGCCAAGCGCTGCTCCTGCCTCCAAACCTGCCGCAAGTGCTGCTAAAGCGTCAAAAACCGGCGTGCTATCGCCCCAGGAAGCGGCGGAGATAACGCGTCAGTTAGACGAGAAAAAACGGCGGGAGTTTGAAGAGTTTACAGCACCACCTGTAAAAAAGGCATCAGGTGGCAGCATCAAAGGCTACGCCAAAGGCGGCTCTGTCCGTGGCGGCGGCTGCGAGCGGCGTGGCAAAACCAGGGGCAAGTTTGTATGATGGCATCGCGTGGCATGGGAGCCATCCGCAAGGGTGTGGTGAAGAAGCGCCGTGACAACACTGACTTCCTTCAGGGCGGAAAACGCCATGCCCGCAGGGACAACACCGACTTTACGCAGTACGCCGAAGGTGGTGAGGTCGGGCTCTATGCCAATATCAACGCCAAGCGCAAGCGGATTGCCGCTGGATCGGGTGAAACCATGCGCAAGCCGGGTTCTCCCGGCGCTCCTACTGCTAAAGCCTTCAAGCGTTCTGCGCTGACAGCAAAGTAAGCCATGACCACATCCGGCACCGCTACGTTTAATCTCGACCTCAATGAGTACGTCGAGGAAGCCTTTGAGCGCTGTGGTGCTGAGTTGCGCACAGGTTATGATTTGCGTACTGCACGGCGTAGCCTAAATCTTCTCTTTGCAGATTGGTCGAATCGCGGCATAAATATGTGGACCATCGAGCAGGGGCAACAAGTCCTGACTCCTGGCACAGCCACGTACACGCTTCCAGCCGATACGGTGGACCTGATTGAGCATGTGATTCGCACGGGTGCGGGTAACGTCTCCACGCAGACCGACCTGACCATCACGCGCATCAGTGTTTCTACCTACTCGTCCATTCCGAACAAGCTCCAGCAGGCAAGGCCGATTCAGGTTTACATCAACCGCCAAGCAGCAGCGCCGCAGTTCACGGTGTGGCCCACGCCTGACAATTCTCAGACCTACACGCTTGTCTACTGGCGGCTTCGCAGGATTCAGGACGCTGGCGCGGGCGGGACGTACACGCAGGACATCCCGTTCCGCTTCCTCAATGCGCTAGTCTCAGGACTGGCCTACTACCTGTCCATGAAGATCCCCGGTGCGATGGAGCGTATGCAGGTGCTGAAGGCGCAGTACGATCAGGACTGGGATCTAGCCTCGACGGAAGATAGAGAGAAGGCAGCGGTACGGTTCGTTCCCCGGCAGATGTTTATCTCATGAGCAACCGTTTTGCAAACGGCGCAAAAGCATTTGGTTTCTGTGACCTGTGCGGGTTCCGTTTTGACCTGAAGAAGCTCAAGAATCTCGTAGTCAAAACCAAGCAAACACAGATCAAAGCGTGTCCCCAATGCTGGACGCCCGATCACCCGCAATTGTTGCTGGGGATGTTCCCCGTGTCCGATCCGCAGGCTCTGCGTGATCCCCGTCCAGATACGAACACTTGGTATGCCTCGGGACAAACTGCCATTGGGACTATTGGTGAGGGTAGCCGGGTGATTGAGTGGGGCTGGGCTCCGATAGGCGGGTCCAGTGGTTTTGATGCGCCCCTGACGCCAAACAGCTTGGTTGGGCAGGGATATGTTGGTACAGTTACCGTGTCCGTTTCCTAAGGAGCGATGATGAAAGATGTTCACAAGCACGAACGTGCGATGCACCCGGGCAAGCCGATGACCAAGCTTGCCAAGGGCGGGAAAGCCCTCAAGAAGGGCGGTCCCACGACGGATGACCGCATGAAGTACGGGAAGAATCTTTCCCGCGCCATGAACCAGAAGACGGGGTGAAACATGGGCAAGATCACAAAACTTCCTCCGGCCAAGCAGGCATACCCGCAAGAGGCTGAGAACCCTCGGGATCTGTGCGTAGTGCTGGGCAACATTTCCAAGCACCCTGCTCCTGCGGCAAAGACCACGGGCATCAAGCAGCGGGGGTCCGGTGCTGCTACGCGGGGCTTCATGTCTAGGGGGCCGATGGCGTGAACTACTCCGAGTTGCAGACTGCTGTGCAGGATGCTGTGGAAAACAGCTTCTCTGCAAATGACTTCTCCACGATGACGAAGTTGGCGGAGCAGCGCATCTACAACTCGGTGCAGCTTCCTAACCTCCGCAAGAATTCCACGCTGACGCTGACCATCGGTAACCCGCTACTTGTAGTCCCAACAGACTTTTTGTCCTCGTTTTCATTTGGGGTGACCGTTGCGGGTGTGTTCAGTTACTTGCTGAACAAGGATGTCAATTTCATCCGGGAGTCCTTCCCTAGTGTGGCTGTCACCGGGACGCCGCAGTATTACGCCCTGTATGGGACGCAGACGGGTACGCCAAAGGTTCAATCGTTCTTGCTTGGCCCCACGCCCAGCGCTGCTTTGAGTGCAGAGTTGGCGTATTTCTACTACCCGGAAAGCATCGTCACTGCATCGACCACATGGCTGGGTGACAATTTTGATAGCGTGTTGTTTAACGCGGTCATGGTTGAAGCTGCTCGGTGGATGAAGCAGGAGCAGGATATTGTGGCCGAGGCAGACAAGCAGTACGTTCAATCCCTGACCCTGCTGAAGAACCTGGGCGAAGGCAAAGACCGACAAGACGCATACCGTACTGGGCAGGTCAGAACGAAGGTGGTCTAAATGGCTCTGGTACAAACGCTATGCTCTTCGTTCAAACAGGAGTCATGGCTGGCTATTCATGACCTGGATACCGATGTCCTGAAGATGGCGCTCTATACGAGCGCTGCTTCTCTTGGTGCAGACACCACGGTTTACACCCTCACAGGTGAAACGTCTGGCACAGGCTACACCGCTGGGGGCGAGATCCTCACCAATGTCCAAGTGCTCCTTTCTGGCACCACGGCATATCTGACGTTCGACAACCCTGCTTGGCCTGGGTCTAGTTTTGTCACCCGTGGGGGCTTGATCTACAACTCCACCAAGGCAGACCGTGCAATTGCGGTGCTGGATTTTGGTTCAGACAAAACTGCTGGGCCAAATTTCACGGTGCAGCTTCCGGCTGCTTCTGCCACCACGGCGCTGATCCGATTCGCTTGAGGTAAGACATGCCATCAACCTATACCAGCAGCCTCAGGCTTGTTCTTCCGGCCACGGGGGAACTGAGCAATACCTGGGGTACGGTGTTCAACGCCGGGGCTACAAGCCTGATTGACTCCTCGATTGCTGGTACGTCCAGCATCACGATGACGGCGGCGAACTACACGCTGACCTCAAGCAACGGCGCATCAGACGAAGCGCGGGCCATGTTCCTCGTGCTCGGCGGGACTCCAGGCGGTTCGTACAACGTCATCGTCCCTGCGGTCAGCAAGCTGTACTTCGTGACCAACAGCACGGGCGCAGCGCAGACGGTGAAGACCTCTGCTGGGTCGGGAATCTCTGTGCCCAACGGTGCTCGGATGGCACTGCGCTGCGATGGCACGGATGTGTTGGAGGCACTGACCTACTTCGGTTCTTTGACGCTGGGCGCGGCGTTGCCGGTGGCTTCGGGTGGTACGGGCGCAGCAACGCTGACAGGCGTTCTTAAAGGCAATGGAACGTCAGCGTTTACAGCAGGCAGTGTCAACCTTGCCTCTGAAGTTACTGGCACACTGCCCGTGGGTAACGGGGGCACGGGAGCCGCTACGTTCACGGCGAACAACGTCCTGCTCGGCAACGGTACTTCGGCTTTTCAGGAGGTGGCTCCGGGCACGGCGGGCAACATTCTCACAAGCAACGGAACGACTTGGCAGTCTACTGCCCCGGTTGCAAGTGGGGTTACCACCATCAGTTTTGGCTCAACCGGACTGACGCCTAGCACAGCCACAAGCGGTGCAGTGAGCGTGGCGGGAACGCTGGCAATTGCAAACGGCGGTACGGGGGCAACGACTCTCGCGGGTGCAAACATCCCGGTCACAAACGTAGCCAACACCTTCACCGCCACCCAGACCTTCAGTGGCTCCAGCAGCGTGCTGGGAATGGTGTTGAATGACGCAGCCGAAGTCGCCACCATCAGCGCCACAGCGGCCACGGGCACGATCAACTACGACATCACCACGCAGTCGGTGCTGTACTACACCTCCAACGCCTCGGCCAACTGGACGGTGAACTTCCGCGCATCAAGCGGCACCAGCCTGAACACGGCGATGAGCACGGGGCAAAGCGTGACGGTGGCGTTCCTTGTGACGCAGGGCGCTACGGCGTACTACAACAACGTGGTGCAGGTGGATGGCAGTGCAGTAACACCCAAGTACCAAGGCGGCACGGCATGGGCGGCAGGTAATGCCTCCAGCATCGACGCCTACGTCTACACCATCGTGAAGACCGGCAGTGCTGCGTTTACTGTGTTTGCATCGCAGACGAGGTTTGCATAATGCCGCTGCTTGAAACCAAAGGCGCTGCCTCTGCCCAAGGGTTTGGGTTTACGTCTGCTGTTGCTGCGGCCAACTATATTGAAGACGTTTTTTCGACGTACCTCTACACCGGCACGGGGGCATCACTAACCATCACCAACGGGATTGATCTTTCCACGAAGGGTGGATTGGTTTGGATGAAGGGCCGTAGCGGGGCGACTAACCACGCGCTGTACGACACTGCCCGGGGGACGACAAAGGATTTGGTCAGCAACGATTCAACAGCAGAAACTACCCAAAGCACCGGCTTGACGGCGTTTGGCACTACCGGGTTCACTATCGGCGCGCTCGCAAAGATCAACACCAACGCAGCCACCTACGCCTCATGGACCTTCCGCGAGCAGTCAAAGTTTTTTGATGTGGTGACGTATACGGGGGATGGCGTTCAGAACAGGGCCGTCCCTCACTCTCTTGGGTCTACCCCCGGCTGCATTATTGTTAAACGAACAAACAGCGCGGGTTCTTGGTATGTTTGGCATCGCAGCATAAATCCTGCATGGACGGGAGGCACAACGGCAGGAGATATTACAGGTGGCAATAATACCGGTTATATTTCTTTAGACTCAACTAGCAGTTTCCAAAGCGGCCCGGGACTTTTTACATACGTTAACAGCACTGCATTTGGTGTCTATAAGTCAGGCTTAGATTTGAATGGAAACGGTGACTCATACGTCGCCTACCTCTTCGCCCACGATGCAGGCGGCTTCGGCGCGTCTGGCACGGACAATGTGATTTCGTGTGGGTCGTTTACAGGAAACACAACAGTAAATCTTGGGTTTGAACCACAATGGATTTTATTAAAAAATTCTGGGGCTTCAGGAGATTGGTACATCCACGACACTATGCGTGGTTGGCCTGTTTCTGGTGATGCAAAAGTTTTGTACCCAAACCTTTCTTCCGCAGAGGGGGACACAAGTCAAATTTATCCAAATGCCACAGGTTTTAGCACTTTAATTGGCGGCGGCACTTACATCTACATCGCCATCCGCCGTGGCCCGATGCGGACTCCGACGACGGGGACGAGTGTGTACAAGGTTAATTACGATGCGACTTACAATCCTGATAGTACCTTATTGAGCGTAGGATTTCCTCCTGACTCCGTTTTATATGTTCCATTCTTACAGAATGCCGGCTCAAAAACGCCTTTGTTTTTGGATAGGTTGAGGGGTAATCGTAACTACTTAAACACATCTAGCACAGCCGCAGAAAATGTGGTCAGCGGAAACATTTGGGATGATCAGAATAGTTTTGCGCCAGACATAATGGGTAATGCTTCAAGCGCGGTTTTATATTATTTCCGTCGCGCCCCCGGCTTCTTTGATGTGGTGTGCTATACGGGGACGGCTCCAACATCTCAAAATTTAACTCATAACTTAGGCGTTGCACCAGAATTTATTATTATAAAAAGAAGAAATG